TCAGCAAATCCATCCTCTGGAGGATCTTCACTAACAACCCTTAATGCATGGACAGCACCAGAACTATTACCAGTTATATTCTCTCCAATACTAAACATTCCAGATACGTTTGCCACCTCTAGAACGTTTGTAGTAGCACTCCAAGTTCTTACCCTACCCTTAACACCTGTAATAGATCCTTCAACGATTTCATTAAACTTGAAGTTGCCACTATTATTAAGTGCAGGATTGCCGATTGTAATTGTAGGACTGGAAGTATAAGCAGAACCAGCATTTGTAATATTGATAGAAGTAACCGTTCCAGCAGAACTGACGACTGCTTCAGCAGTTGCTGTAGTACCACCTGCACCTGGTCCAGTAATGGTCACAGTAGGTGCTGTAGTGTACCCAGAACCCGCATCAGTAAGTGTAACGATACCAACAGCCCCATCTCCTATAAAGACCGTTCCTGCGGCACCTGCACCCCCTCCACCAGTGACTTGTAGGGTTGGTGCAAGAGTATATCCAGCACCTGGATTTGTAATAACAACCTGTTGAACAGATTTATGATTATTACTAATATTTAAATTACATACATTAATACCACTAATCATTGTAGCAGTAAGAATACCTGTAACTCCACCTGCAGGAGCAGAACTTACTCCAATAGTTGGAATAGCAGTATATCCACCACCTCTATTACTGAGATTAATTAATCTAATAGATCCTTCAGTATTAAATCCAATTACAGCAGTAGCAGTTGCTCCAGTCCCTACCAAAGTAAGAGTCTGAGAAGATCCAAGTAATGTTGATAGACCATCTTCGGAAGTTCCGTCTGCATTATCACCAGTTAAAGTATCATCAATCTCAGAAACTCCAGTATCAATAACCTCATCCTCGTAACGGAAGAGTTCACATTTAAGAGTATAAACGTAATTCTTTTTTAACTGATAGAATGGCTTTTCGTGCTCTACATATTTGATTTCAAATAAACGATCACCTAGTGGAAAATAAACTAAATCACCCTCTTTAGGTCGGGTAGTTAACTTTACATTAGATTCGTTTTTAAGTAATGGTTGAATATATGTTTCCCATCTTTCTCTAGAAATAACAAGAGTTACTTCATTAGTTTGCTCAATACCAAACTTTGAAAGTAAAGTTGGATTGTCTGCATATCCATCAAAATTATCTACATATGCTTCAAGTGGATATGAATCATCAAATACTGATTGAACCACTTCCCTTAATATAGTCTTCTCATTCATATATTTTCTAGGAAGATAATGTATCTCAACACCATACATCCTCAACTGTTCGTTGATTAAATCTTGTACTAGATTCTGTTCTGAGTTAGACCCTTGTTGGAAAAATGGATTGAGCATAATCTATCCTATCATATCCAACGGTGGAAGTTCATAAGTGTTGGACATTTGCTCTCTGATAATTTCTAATTCTTTTTCTGCATCATCATAAATTTGTCTTCCATTCATTTCAATTCCACCAGGCAACTTAACACCCTGGAACTTAAGTAAATTTTGACCCCACTGCTTCTTAATAAGAGCAGTAGTATATTTCTTCAAAAATGAATCATTCCATACTCTAGTGTAATCATTTGGATTCATAAGTCTAAAACATTCAAGAACTATAAATTCATCAACTTCACATGCTGCCCAGTCAATATCAAGATATAACCTATCTTGTCTTTGATTAAATCTAATTTGTTTCTCAGTAGTTAATAGGAAATCAATATCAGACAAATAAGTCTGTGTCATTGCATAACTTAAAAGTCCATTATATCCCATATTAAAAGCAATATCATTTAAGAATAACTGATATTTAATACTGAACATATTATTGGATATTGAATTACTTCCACCAAAACGGAATATCTTTTCTACTCCTATTACTGATGGTGGAACTTGTATATAATTACTATTCTCATACCAACTAAAATCAGTATCTGTTCCTGCAATATTAGCAGTTGCAGTTTCTGTTGTTATTCCTGTTCTTTTCTTTCCAGTTAAAACAGATGCTCTTCCTCTATCAATATCAGCTTGAGTTATTTGATATTTCAAATAAGTCCTAACTACTCCATCAAAATGCCTTTCTTGAAAGAATTGAATAGCATCATCAATTCTATCTTCACATTGTTCATCAGCGACATTAATCTCCAGCACGGGAGCACCTAATTGCCTTAAGCAATACTGTTTAAATTCGGATCTACTTCCTGGTTGTGCCATTTATACTCTACCTCTATTATATTTAGGGTGCGGAAGCAATTCCAGCATGAACTAATATATTTCCGTTTACTATGTTATAAATTGTTGCTCCAGAACTTACTAGAACATTATATTCATATCTACCTTCTGACAAATCTCTTGTAGCAGTAGATCCCATTGATATTTCAAATATACCACCACCAGCACTACTAAACCCTACGGTAAAGGTTCCTGAAGGTGTGGTAGTAGCACCAATACCTGCACTTTTTTGCATTTGAGAAGATCCACTCCAGACTGAAGTTGTTGTCAGTCCTTGGAAATCAAAAGCAACATCAGAAGTATCAACCACATTAAAAATGGTCTTAAAATCAGCACCACTATAAAGTGCTAAATTAGCAGCATATGGAACTCCAGCATCTGGATCAAATGTCAGATTTTTACTTGCCATTGACTAACTCCCTTAGTAGTGATTTGATTTCACCAATTTCACCTTTTAAATTAGCAAGATCGTGTTCCATAGAATCCACTCTTTCGTTTCGTGATAATTTTGCTTTTCGACCAGCAGTATAATGTGTATAATCTAAAGAATTCACATTTATTATGGCATTTGTTTTTGGATCTCTTGCAAGATCCTGATGCCCTTCAATGTTGTAATGATCCATATTAAGCTAATGCCATAACTCTTAGATCTTTCACTCTAGGAACATAAACCTGATCAGATGATATTAGAAGAATTTTAATTCTATAATATCTAAATGATGGAAGATTATCAGCAGTAAATGTATAATCACTAAAGTTTACAGTATCTGTAAAACCATATTGATTTGTAGGTGGAACAAAGGCATCAGACCGACCATCATTATTGGCAGAATTAACAACCTGTCCTCTACTATTCAAATTCTCATATCCAGGGAAAGGAGTAAAGATTGGTTGGAATCCTGTTTTATCACCAATAGAGTAGAATGCTCTAATATCAGCATCAACATGAATATGTCCAGCTAATAATATCTTCAAAGAACTAGCAGCATTTTCTAAAGAAATTTCTTTAGTAATGTATTGACATGCTGTAGGATCATTATTAATAGATTTTACTCTATCATCAGTAGCATAATTACTAATTACATCATTAACTCTATTAGAAGTTAAGATTGTACTGATTCTTTGAGCATCAAGAACAGGAGATAGTCGAGGATCTGTTGTTCCTAGAGTTAATCTCATCTGCAATGATTTGTTACCTTCAACATTATTCAATCTATGATCTTCATTAACTTTAGAGTAAATTCCTCTAGGGCTAGTTAAATAATTTGTTTCACCGATAGTAACAGATTCCCATCCTTGATCAATATATGGGATTTCATCTCCACTCAAACTAGTAGCAGAAGTCGTTCTTATTTCTGCACCAATTGTAGTTCCAGTAACTGTCATATTATGACAAATTGGAGTAATAATTTGATACGACATATTTTGAGTTGCTCTAACTTGATAACCTCCAGAAGTTTGAGTTTGACCCAAATACAATTTAGGGAATCCTACATCAGTGCTCCTATCAACAGTATCATTATGTGCTATTCCATCAATATTATCTTCACCTGACATATCAAGTTTGATGTTATAAGAATCAAACCCAATCGATCCAGAAGTTGCTGTAGCAGTAGAAGTAGACAGACCATGATTTCTGTTAATTCTTACTAGAGAAACTCCACTAAGTTCATACTTTTGAACAGGTGTGCCAACTGCATAATTGATCTTATTATTACCTCTTGAAGAAATAGTAAGAACATTACCATTAACATTATTATATTGAATAAT